CCCTTATGTTCCTCTCCAAATGGTTCGTGCCGTTGGTGAGAATTCCTTCCAACCAAAAATTGGATTCAAGACTCGTTATGGTCTTGTTGCCAATCCATTTGCCGAAGGAACTTCCCAAGGTCTTGGAAGACTTCAAGTGAATGCTAACCGCTACTACAGACGTGTTGCTGTAAAAAATCTAATGTGAGTCTTCTCACAACTTTTATTGAGAGGGTCTTTCGAGACCCTCTTTTTTTATCTAAATATTTAAAAAAAATGGCATCTACTACATCAGGTCAAATTGAAAATCGTAATTTTCTTTCCCCAAGTGGATTTAAGTTCACGATAAAAAGAAGTCCCAAAGTTGCATTTTTTTGCAATGAGGCAAATATTCCAGATTTAACTCTTGGAATTGCAATTCAACCAACATACCTAAAAGATATTGATACTCCAGGAGATAAAATTGTTTTTGGGGATTTGAATCTGCGTTTTATGGTAGATGAAGATCTTGAAAATTATATGGAGATTCAAAATTGGATTCGTGGTTTGGGATATCCAGAAAAATTGGAAGAAATTTATAATCTTCAAAATAATGGACTTACGAATCCAAAGTATGTCCAAAAATCGATGGACATATATTCTGATGGAACACTTCAGGTATTAAGCAGTAATTTTGTTCCAAATTTTCAAATTAGATTTAATGACTTATTTCCATATTCATTGACAACATTATCATTTACTGCTACTGATTCAGACATTCAGTACTTTACAGCAGAGGTGAGTTTCAAGTATACTATCTACAATATAACCGATTTAAGTGGAACTCCATTATGAGTATTGATCTTGAAAAAATTCAAGAGATGTGGGAAAAGGACGCAAAAATAGATCCAGATAATCTTCATACAGAATCTTTAAATATACCAGTTCTTCACGCAAAATATTTTGATCTTTATAATACAATCGTTCTTTTAAGAAAAAAAGCAGAGCAACAAAAGAAAAATATTCATCACGAAAGATATGAATACTTCTCTGGAAAGGCAGACCCGGATGTTTATGTAGAGAATCCATTTCCAAAGAAAATTCGGGATAAGGAAACTATGCAAAAATATCTTGATGCAGATGATAAACTTTCATCTATTAATATGAAAATTTGTTATTATGATACGATCTTATATTATCTTGAAAGTATATTAAAAGTCATTCAAAATCGCACATATCAAATTAAGAACTCAATTGAATTTCTGCGATTTAATGCTGGATTGGGGTGAATAAATACTCATAGACATATGAATCTTTGTGACAGATACTACAGAAAATCTTATTATATCTAAGTCTAACGAAGTATTTTTAAAAATAAAAACAGAACCTCATATTGAATATGAACTGAGAGATCATTTCAAATTTGAAGTTCCCGGTGCAAAATTTATGCCTCAGTATCGAGGGAGAAATTGGAATGGGGAAATACACTTATTCGATATTAGAAGTAAACAAATATATGTGGGTCTTTTAGATAAAGTTATAAATTTTTGCGAACAATTCAATTACACATATAAGTTTGAAAATAATAAATTTTATGGTCAACCTTTTGAGGTAAATGATGGAATATCATTAGAGGGTGTAAAGGATTATATGAGTTCTATTTGCTCTCATACTCCTCGTGATTATCAAGTGGATGGAGTATACGATGCACTAAAATATAATCGAAAACTGCTGATATCACCCACTGCCTCAGGAAAATCTCTGATGATTTATTCAATCGTAAGATACTATGTAGATAAAGGGCAAAAAATTCTTTTAGTTGTTCCAACGACATCTCTTGTAGAGCAGATGTATAAGGATTTTGAGGATTATGGTTGGGATTCTGAGTCATATTGCCACAAAATTTATTCTGGTAGAGAAAAGACAAATGAACACTCAGTGACAATTACTACCTGGCAGTCTATTTATAAATTGGAAAGGTCTTTTTTTGAGGATTATAATGTAATTATAGGTGATGAAGCTCATTTATTCAAGAGCAAGTCACTGATTCAAATTATGACGAAACTTCATCACGCAAAATATCGTTTTGGATTTACCGGTACTCTTGATGGTACTCAGACTCATAAATGGGTATTAGAGGGATTGTTTGGTCCTTCTTATAAAGTTACGAGAACTGATGAGTTGATGAAACAGGGTCATCTTTCACAGTTAGATATTCAGTGTATTGTCCTCAAACATTCTCCTCAAAAGTTTGATGTTTATGAAGATGAAATACAATATCTTATCTCTCACGAACAGAGAAATAGATTTATCACAAACTTGACTTTAGATCTAAAGGGAAACACTCTGGTATTATATTCAAGAGTAGAAACACACGGAGCAATACTTTACGAAAATATAAATAAAAATAAGCAAAGTGATCGTAAAGTCTTTTTTATTCACGGTGGAGTGAATGCTGAGGAAAGAGAATTAGTTCGTGAAATTACTGAAAAAGAAAAGAATGCGATTATAGTTGCTTCCTATGGAACATTTTCCACTGGTATTAATATCAAAAATCTACATAATGTAATTTTTGCCTCTCCAAGTAAATCAAGAATAAGAAATCTTCAAAGTATTGGAAGAGTTCTTCGTAAAGGCAAAGATAAAGTAAAAGCAACACTTTATGATATTGCCGATGATTGTACTTATAACTCAAAAAAGAATTATACACTCAATCATTTGATAGAACGAATTAAAATATATAATGAAGAAAATTTTAATTATGAAATAGTCACAATACAACTAAAAAAATGATAGAGGAAGATTTTTACTGCACTCTCAAACTTAAGTCTGGTGAAGAAGTTTTTGCCAAAGTTGCAGCCTCAGAAGAGGAAGAGAGAACTTTTTTGATTGTCTCAAACCCAATTGTAATCTCTGAATATAAAAGTAGAGGTGGTGAATCTGGATATAAGATAGAACCCTGGTTGAAGACGACAACAGAAGATATGTTTATTATCAAACTTGATGATATTTTGACTCTTTCTGAATCTTATGATATTGAAATGATATCAATGTATCAATCTTATTTGAGACAATCTTATAAGAGAAAAAATAATGAATCAAACATTAATCGTCAAATGGGATATCTCTCAAGTGTAAATGATGCTAAAGATATCTTAGAGAAGCTCTATGAAAGTAGCTAATATAACTTTTCAACCCTCACAAAGGTTATTCTATCAGATTTGAGAAACTTGTCAACTATTTCTAAAAGTGTTATAATATCTACATAATAATGAGTAAAACTTATGATCACCACAAACATTATGACCAAAAGAAAAAGGTCAGAACATTACGTAAATAATAAAGAGTTTCTTGCTGCTCTCACAAAGTATCGTGAGGATGTTGAAATCAGCTTTATCAGAAAGTATGGTAGAGAACCAACAAGAGAAGATAGGTCAAAAGGATGGGATACAAAATCACAAATACCAAGATATATTGGTGAGTGTTTTTTGAAGATTGCAAATCATCTCTCTTTCAAACCAAACTTCGTAAACTATATGTTCAAGGAAGATATGATTTCTGATGGTATTGAAAACTGTGTTCAGTATATTCATAACTTTGACCCAGAAAAATCACAGAACCCATTTGCTTATTTTACACAGATTATTCACTATGCCTTTCTTCGTCGTATTCAAAAAGAAAAACGTCAGTTAGAAATCAAAAATAAGATTCTTGAACGTTCTGAATACTCTGAGGTCTTTACCGATGATAATACAGTTGACACCGGAAACTATTCAGACTATAATAGCATCAAGGATGGAATCCACTCTAAACTTCGTTATTGAATGAAAGTCGCAATCATCACTGACACTCACTATGGTTGCCGAAAAGGTTCTAAACTTTTTCAAGATTATTTTGAGTCATTTTATAAAAACATTTTTTTCCCGACACTGGAACAGCACGGGATTACAACTGTTATTCATATGGGAGATGCCTTTGATAGTCGTAAATCAATTGATTATCAAAGTTTAGAATGGACAAAAAGAGTTGTTTTAGATCCTCTTTCAAAATATAACGTTCATATGTTAGTGGGAAATCACGATGCATATTATAAGAACACGAATAATGTAAATTCCCCATCTCTTCTACTTCAAAATTACTCTAATATCAAAACTTATAGTGATCCAGAAGTAGTTAAAATAGGAAATTTGAATACTCTTTTCATTCCTTGGATATGTGCCGATAATGAAGAAAAAACTTTACGTCTCATCAAAAAAAGTGGATGTAAGGTTGCGATGGGGCACTTGGAACTAAATGGATTTGAAGCCTATCGTGGACATACGATGGATGATGGTATGGATTCTATAGTTTTTGATGGGTTTACAAAAGTATTTTCTGGGCATTATCATACTCGTTCTACTAATGGTGTCGTTTTTTATTTGGGAAATCCTTATGAAATGTATTGGAATGATGTAAATGATACTCGTGGATTTCATATTTTTGATACTGAAACACTAGAACATACTCCTGTAGATAATCCTTATCGAATGTATTATATCATTCACTATGAGGATACAAACTATCAGACATTTGATACTCGTGAATATGAAAATAAAATTGTAAAAGTTATCGTTCGTAAAAAAACAAATACTAAAAAGTTTGAAAAGTTTATTGATAAACTTTATACTTCAAATGTAGCAGAACTCAAAATTGTTGAGAACTTTCAAATTGAAGAAAATGAAAATTTTGAAGCATTTGAGTCAGAAGACACTCTTTCTGTTCTGAACAGATATATTGAAGAATCGGAAATAAATCTGGACAAAAAAATAATTCAAAAAATGTTCAAAGAAATATATCAGGAAGCCTGTGAGTTGGTATAAAAATGTTTATACTTACAATTCTGGGGCAAGAGGATGAAGGTGTCTATTCTGTACTTAACCCTAATGGAGATAAGATCATCTATATTTTTGAAGAAGAAGATGATGCGGTTAGATATGCTATGATGTTAGAGGAGGAAGATTACCCAGAAATGCATGTGATTGAAGTTGAAGATGAAGTGATAATAAAAACTTGTAAACAATATGAATATAACTATACGATTATTACTGAAAATGATATTGTAATTCCACCAAAATATTAACATGATTTTATTCAAAACTATAAAATGGAAGAATTTTTTATCTACTGGTAATCAATATACCGAGGTTAATTTTACTCTAAATTCGACCAATTTGATTGTCGGTACAAATG